TGGCGTGATCTTCTCTGACTGCGCCCACTTGATGTCGCCTGTCGTCCGTGGGTTGTGGCGGATCTCAACCGTGCCACCAATCTTTACGTCAAGGTCAGTCGCCTCAGGCCAATGCAGCTCAGCCGTGTGCTGATCGATTGGCGTGATGTTCAGACTTGCAATGTTGCTTGGCGGGCTGCTTTTGCCAACAGCGTTGATGGTCGCAGTTGTGGCAGAGCTAAACCGCTTGCCTGTACGCGCAACATCCAGGTCATAGCCAACAGCACGGACAGCGACGTAATACTGGCCAACCTGCGAATCAAGAATGTCATAGCCGGTGCCTGCAACCACAACTGTTGTTGAGTTGTCGGCATCCAATCTGTATTCAACCTCATATTCATTGGCGCGGACTGACTGCTGCCAGTTCACAGTGATTCGCTGCAGAACCTTGTCGCCCTCTTCATAAAGGACTTCTTCAAGCTGCAAGTTTGTAACCGGATCTGGCTTTTCGCCAAGCTGCGAGACAGTGCGAGCGCCAAACGTAAAACTTGCATCTTCAATGATGTCGTACTTGTTGCGCTCATGTGCTGCTGCTGTAACGGCGTAAACGCCGTCACCTTCCTCAACAGTCAGAACACGCCATTGCGTCAGGTTGACATCTGCATATCCAATGTTGAACGGAGCCCCAGCAGTAGGAGCTATTGACGGAGTGCTGCCCGGAGTGACTGTGTTGCCAACGACATTTGAACTAGATGACTGAAAATAACTGCCGTCAGGCAGCATCGTGTGAAACACAAAGTTGGAGGGTGCATTCGCTCCAAACATCTCGGTGTCACTGCGGTCTAGCTTGATCGCAGTAGTTGTTGAACCGGACGCAATGCGCCCAGCCACAACACGCCCAGCACGGACTGGATCACTGATCTTGACGTAATCCCCAGGGCGAACAGTAATTCCAGCAGCCATGTCAGTTGAGAAGCTGCAAACTTCAGTTTCACGATGGCTCGTGTATAAAAACCACTTACCTAAGCGGCGAGCCTGTGCCCTGCTAGTGCAAGCAAAGGCATCAATCTCTTGCTTGTTGTACCCGTACTTATCAAGAAAATCTACGTTTGGATCTGACGAATTGATGAACTGACTATTGATCTCAACCAGCTCTTGGCGGAAGTCCCGGGCGGTCATATCGAAGTATCTGACCGCAACACAAGTCGGGCGGCCCTTCATGCTTGAGCCGGAATAGCTGAAGCCCTCCTGCGTGACGTTTGACTGGTTGAAGATGTAGCTGAAATCTTCAGGGCGGTCATGCGCTAGTGCAATCCCGCCTGCCTCCCAGAAAGGCATGGCGCGGAACACAGAGCACAGCTGCTGAATCAGCTTGTATGCGTCACCCTGCGAGTTAATTAAAACGTTGCAGCTAAAACGAGGCTCTGTTCCGCCAGCATTATCGCTGACTAAACCGCCGCAGTATGCGCTTGCTTGCTGAAAGCTGTAGACATCAAGATTGCTGGCAACATCAGTTGTTCCTTCAAACTGATCGCCAGCTTTTGCCTCAGCCTCTGTCCGCTCTGCAGGCGTGAGAATGTACGAACCAAGCCCGTATCGGGTGTTAGTTAGCAGGTCATACAGAATCCACGCGGGATCATTACACCATTCCCTTGCAGCCTTAAATGATCCGTTAAACGTTCCAGCGTAAGAAAGGGAACCGTCAGCCCTAACTGTTGCATTGTGCGGGATACGGACCTTCAGGCCCCTGATGCGATACGTCCGCTTTGGAATGCTTGGAAACTGCTGCGCGTCAAACTTAAAACCGAAAACTGCGCTGTTTGGATAGCGCGTTTTGTCAGTAATAATTTGAACGTAGTTATACCAAATAAAAGTGTCAGTAATCGTTTCGCTGTCGGGCCTTACGCTTTGCGAAGTCCTAATAACACGAATGGCAATAGGATACTTTGCGGCGTTGTTGACTATATTGCCGTCTGAGTTTGTTGTTTTTGTATCAAGAACAATCGGGTGCGTACGCTGATAAAGGTCAGGCGTAAAGCCATTGATTTGAAAATTTCCATCTCCTAGATAACCTTCATTGTCAACAGTGTCGGTACTGCCCTCAATGGGAACATTAGTAAATCCGGAATCTCCGTTGTATTGAATTTGTATCTTATACCGCAAAGCAAGCCCTTTCACGTCGCCGCTTTTCTTGACTCTTTGCAAAGACGGAACGCCAACCGTGATATTGACCTGATCAATATCAACATCGGTGATTGTCTTGGTGACAGGTGAGCCATCGCTTTTGTGAATAGTTTCATCCCCACTGCTGCCCGTTGTACTGCCCTTGGGAACTTCAGTGTTGACCTGTACCGTGCTTCTGTTGGTTGAGTTTGTGAACTCAGTCAACGTGCCTTGGTCTTGAGTGCCCAGCTGAACCTGAAAAACTCCTTGATCTACATCAAAGTTGAGGTGTTCTTTGATGTTTGCATCGCTAATTTTGCTGCTGTTGCTTACTTCTGCGTTAGGCCCCAGGACAGGAGTGTTATTAAAAAACACGTCCTTCAGCGCACCAATCGCGTACTGATCAGGGACAAGGTTGTGGCTAATTTTTACGCCATCAGGGTGCTTAGCGTTGGGAAAACCCTCGATCTCGCCTTCGCACAGCAAGTCAACAATCTGGGCTTTTTGCCTGGAATTAAGATCGTCCTTTGGCATGTTTACAACGGGTTGGGATTGTTGATCTCAAAATCGGCAACCAAGCCGGTGCTTAAGACCACGCTACCGACAATCATCTCCCCGTAAACGACAGGCACAGGGATGCCCTCTTGGCTGACGTTTTGCAGGCCCGAAAAAGCAAAGCCGCCACTAGGGTCTGCCTCGCCAGGGTCAAACTGTTTCGGCACAGGCGTGAGCATCGTTGCGATGCCGCCAAGCGTTAAAGCTAAGCCGACATTCCCTGCAACCGTTGCAACTGCTGCTGTGCCCAAAAAGCTCGAAGAACTAACACCAACAATCGCATTACTGCTGAAGCCAGTAAGCCCAAGAGATGCGCCACCGCTAAGGATTGCGCCTCCAACCAATGCCGCTCCTAGCAGCACTGAACCAAGCCCACGCCCGCCTGCGCCAGACACAACAGGAATGACCTTCACCACATCAGCATCAGCCAGCGGAAAATGAAGCTGTTCAGGATGATCTGCCAGCTGCAGGTCAAACTTGCCAACAGCGACTTTGTAGTAACCGTCCCGCATCAAGCTGCGAAGCTCGGGAAAATTACACAGCAAAAACTTGATCGCATCGGCGGGTACACGCACCAATGCTTCAAACACGCTCTGACCGCAGTGCTCAGCCAGGTGCCCATAAACCTTGACCGTGCGGAGCATCTGCCGTCAGCCGCTATACCTAACGATTCTACCCGTGACTTTCTGCCAATACCCATCCCAGTAGTCCCTAGACGACAGCCTGCCTTGCAGCTGGTGAAGCATTTTGCCCTCTCCGATATAGACCGCAACGTGGTTCAGGCCGCGACAACCATCGAGGCGCATAAACAACAGATCACCTTTCTTGGGCTCAGCAGAATCTGTCTCGACAAAACCTGTGTCTGCAAAACAATCCTCAAACATCGGTGACTGGCAAAACAACTCTGAACTGGCAGGCCGTTGCCAGTCCCTCAACTTGATGCCAAGCGTCTGCCGATACCAGTCACGAACAAGCGTCCAGCAATCGGAGACGCCCCACGCCCATTCACGGCCAACCAGCGGAGCCTCGTAGCCAGACGGCTTGATGCTGCACCAACGATCATCTAGCAAGCTGACGATATGCCAAGGCAAGCCGAACTGTTCGCACGCCATCTTGTCTGCCTCACTAGCGACAGCAGGCGTTTGAGGATGGCTGTGGACAATGGCAAGAATTGTTCCAGCATCTTCCGCCGCTGCATAGTCAAACGGGTCAAGAATAAAAAAGTCATCCTCTGTTGAGACGTTCTTGCAGGGCCAGTACCGCTGACGGCCTTTGACGACAACTAACAAACCGCAAGCCTCACGCGGTGCATCTTCTTTTGCGTGCTGAAGCGCAGCCTGCTGCCAGTCCTGCATCAGTTGTTCTGACCCACACTCGGAAAAGAACCAAAGGGCAAATCACCTGAGCCAAATCGCAGCTTGCAATCATCCAAGGTCTTGCCGCACTGTCCCGAAACACTGGGTGGCACTTTTTGGCCAGGATTGACTGTTGTTGTCACCTCTGGCTCTGTGGTGACAGGCGTGTTGTCAGACGACCAAGTAACGTCACTGCCGTCTGCATCTTCAACGACTAGAACACCATTGTCTTTTAGTCGCAACTGCTTGGCGTTAAATCCAGTCGTTGCCACTCGGTAAGCAGGGCCAACCTGTGTCCCTTCAAGGGTGCCTGCAGGGTTTGTTGAGGCGCCGAAAGGATTGTTGTTTGCGCCACGAATCTCATTGATCCTGACTAAGGGAACAAAGTCTTCGCCATCGCGCCAAAGCCCAGTCTGCGCGTCTATCGCAACGCTTTTGATCCTGTTCCAACCTCTAGTCAAACCTGTGAAATGCCCGGCATCAAAGTTGAAAGCTTCAAACGTAAACGTCAGCGTAATTGTTCGAGTCCCCAGCTCATCATCTTCATCTGTAAATTGACGCTGCACTGTGGTTGTTGCGTTTGAATTTGCCTGTGACTCTGTAGGCGTGCTGCCCACAAGTTCATAAGCAAATGCGCCAGAGCGTCCTAGCCCTACATCTGCCGGATACCAAACAGCAGCACTGCCGTCATTCAGGCGGGTCAACGACGAGACCTGCCCAATCTTGTGAATGTTTGGCGACCAGACAACAGACCCACCCTCATAGTCATCACGATCAACGCTTGTGTCATAAATGACCAAGTTGCCGTCAGCTTGCATCACAAGCTTGTAATCACCTATTCCGCGAACGCTGTTGCTCGCCCAGTTGTTGTAGTAGTCATAAGTAGGCTCAGGCTTTGTGTAGATAACAAAATTGCCATCCCTTTGCAGGACAGCTGTGAACCACCCGTTTGAGGATATTAAAGACTGGCCATCTGTTAGCTCATTGCCAGCCGTGAGCTTGTCTGCACCGCTGTTGTAGGTGTAGCTGGTTGCCGCTGTCTTTGTGATCGACGCTCCGACAGGAGTGAAATCTGCTGTGCCTGTGTAGCCACATTCCTTGCCGCGATACTTCCACTGACAAAGGTTCTGCATCACTAAACGACGCGGGGCTCTTGCGTTTGCAAGGTCCAGCGACGACACCATTTCAAACTCAACAAAGTCGCGAGTCTCAGCAACCTTGCGGTCGATGTAATAAACCTCCTTTGGCATTTGGCCTGTGTCGCTGTAGTTGGGCGTGCCGTAAGGATTGACGTTGTTCTCCCAGTTGCTGCTATCTAAAAAACGACTCAAAGTCCTAATACGGGTCACCTGTGCTCCATTCAGGTCATTGCCCGGTGTAACTAAGTTGACGCCAAGCAATAGCTGAGTGATTTCGCCGTTGAGGTTGGCGACTCGAATTGTGGGGCGCGGCAAGCCGCCGTCGCCTTTGTACTCAAAACCAGAAGCTTCAATGGGCAGCGGAATGTAGACCTCTCCGCCGTACTTAATTGAATAAGCGTTCAGGATGTCGTCGCTGCTGGTGGGCTCTGTTGTGTTGCGATTACGTCCAGCATGAAAACGATAGACATTAGGCGCTCCGTGTAGCACTTCAAACGTCTCAAGCTCAAACAGCTCAATAACCGCAAACGGGCCAGAGTTAAGTAGCTCTTCATATACGCGATCCTCGCTCATGGCTCAATGACTTCTTGGAAAGTTGCGGTGATCGTTGCCCTGTTCAAATACGGTATGGACTTCGACCAGTCCTGGCAAATCCACTTGTAAGTCGTGCTGTCGTCAGGCGGCGACCAGTCGAAGTGTTCCGCCCCACCGCGAGCTTCAAGGAAGGTTTCAATGGCGTCAGCATCAGTCTCTGACACCTCAAACTTCAGGCTCCAAGTCTTTAGGTCAGTGTTTAGCCCGAAACGCAGGCGCTGGCTGTAGCCATCACCGAACTGCACGTTCCGCACAGTCGGCCTGCTGCGCTTGCTTGCCCCGTAGGTCGGGTTGATCGAAGGGAAAGTAGCCATCAGCGGGTAAGCAGACCACCAGGCCGCTTCTGTTTAATCAATTCTGCCTGCACTGCCTGACCAATCAAGCG